AGTAGCTCATCAACATCTCCATTCGTATATATTTTAACTATTTATGCAATACAGTTTTTATAGATATACTAATTTCTAGCTATAATGTAGGTAACTACCGACTATATATTTAGGTTTATTTATAGGAGCCTTTCCCATATGAGGATGAGTCCACATTGGGGGAAATGCAATTACCGAACCTTTTTTGCAAGGAGAAACAAATGGTTCACATCCTTTTGGCATAACTACTGTTTCACCACCTTCTTCTAAATCCACTAGATACAGAAAGAATACTAAAAACCTTTTTGCAAGGTCATATGAATTTACATCAACATGTCGGCGAAACTCATCAGTTCCATTGGGAAGGTATTTTTTAATTTTAGGAGACTCAAACCCATGTTTGTCTGGCCACATTGGTTTAATATCTTCTTTATATTTTCCAACACAATTAAAGAGATGGTTAAACAATTCACCAAATTCTTTTTGCCAAGATTTCTTATGTTTTCCCATATCAATTTGTGTAAAGTCATATGAACTAGAAGATTGTACATCCCATTGTTCTGGAGTATTTTCAAACCGTTCTACAAGGTAATCACAGTAATCATCATCAACAACATTATCATATACTCTAATCAAATTATCCATAATTACAAACTTTCATAATCTACTGAAATAACAGGGTCTTTACTAGAGCCTGTAATTCTTTCAGTTGTAGTTACAACTCTTATCTTTCTTTTAATAGCGGGTATACAATCATCAATTTGATGATCGTCAAAATACTCAGTCGTTACTTTCTTGAACGGTTTCAGAGATTTCTTCATCATTTTTTACTCCATATTTAAATTCAGTTTCAGCTGCAATATTCAACTGATGCATAATATCCTCAGTGAAATACTTCTCAGGATTATTATTTATTGTTTTACCAAAAGTTTTAGTTCCATCTGGCAATTCAATACGAGTTGAAACATTTTTAAAAATCTGGTACTTCAACGCTAGGTCTAATAGACCATAGTAACGGTCCAATCCTTTATCATAAGTTAATCGCACATCAACCATCTTATTCTCTTTGGTTAATCGACTCTTATGATTCTTACAGTGAATAATGCTACCGATAACCTCAGTACCATCTTTCTCTTTCTTCTTACTTAGGTATATAATAGAGGATGCAGCATACTTTAAACCGCTACCACCGCCCATTTCCTTTTGGGGAAACATACTACCAACAACATCGTATGTATGATTAGTTACAACCATTGGAACCTTTGCTCTTCCTAGTTTAAGTGTTAGAACCCGAAATGCAGCTTTAAGAACCTGTGCTCGAGTCATATCTCTTGTCTCTTTACCATCAGCAGTATCTTCTACTTCTTTGGTAGTTGATAGCATACCAAGAGAATCTAAACACAGGAGCATTGGAAAATGCTCTGAATCATCTAATGCCATATACATATCTAAAACTTTAAGGGTTTGAGTACGAAAATCCTGTACAGTAGTTACTGGAAAAATATACATACGTTTAGTATCTATACCACGATCAATAACCATTTGTTTCGTAATAGCACTTTCACTCTCGAAAAAGAAAACTCTAGCTGTTGGATTTGAATCAAGAAAGTTCTTTACAATTCCCATTAAGAAATATGTCTTACCAGTTGCACTTTCTCCTGCTAGTGCTGTGATCTTATTTGATGCTAATCCACCATAAATTGAACCACTTAGTAGTGCATTAAATACATAACTACCAGTATCAATAAAACTGTCAACATCTCCAGCCTCTACACCATCATCTACGGACGATGCATACTCATTCATCTTCAGCACTTCTTTAAAAAAATCACTCATAACTTCTCCAATCTTCTAATATATTCATATAAATCACGCAAAGAACCCCTCTAAACTTCCTTCTACACCATATTTTGAATCAACTAACCAATTCATAGATTTAGTGATTGCAGTCAATGGCTCAACAAACGACTTCTCAAATTGAGTCTCATAATCAATCTTATCCACAATATCTAGCTCACTTGGTAGATCAGTCATAAAAGAGAAAGCGGTTGATTGATATATGTTGGGTTGACGCAAATGTAGAAAACGCACCTTATCGCCCTCTTGAATAAGTGGATACTTATTCTCCAATTTATTTTCTCTGATACAGTGATTATACAAGATTGCACCCTTCACATGAATAGGAGCCCCACTTGCAAATAATTTGTTTTCACCTGTAAACTTTTTCACACCATTACAACTTCTAGGATAAGCAATAAGCTTTGCGTCAAGTTTCATAAACTGACTACGAAACTCTTGTATAAAGTTATTTAGTTCTTCCTCAGAACCGCTCATAATAATCTTCAACGCCTGTTTGATCTTCTCTCTGCATGGGGCAGGAGTAGATGATTTAACCGCTTCAATACCCATAATCTTCAGATATGGTTCTTTAAACCTAACACCTTCCATATCCCAAACATTTAGAATATATCGTTTCTTAGCAGTCCATATACCTTTATCTGCAATTGCCTCACGCCCCATCTCCATCTTTTGTTCATATGCGTTCATCTCCTTAGCAAGAGATTGATAACTTTTATCAATAAATGGTTCCAACTTCTCAGTTGCAATTTTGTCCAAGAAGTTGATAATTTTTTCAGTCGGAGTTCCCTCTGGAAATAATTTAATAACAAGCTTGTCAAAAGTGATATATACAGAATCAGTATCGGACGCAATAACGTAGTCCACGTTGTCAGTTTCCAAGATTTTGTTAAGATGAATATTGAGACTTTTTTCAATCCATCGTATAGATAACTGCCCAGAAGTTGTAATTGCAGTAGCGACCAAAAGATCAAAATACCTAAACCAATTATTGCCAATCGCACCATACGCACTATTGAGGGAAATTTTCTTGGCCATCTGGATATTGTCGTAACGAGATATATCTTTGAGAATCTTAGGATTCTTAGTATTCTCATACTCTTGTTTAGCTTCGAGCATAAGTTTTTTATACTTGACACGATCATTGTACATATTCTCCATTAGTTCTGGAAGAAATCCTTTAATATCTTTTCTAAAGAAAGCACCATTTGGAGTCATACAATATTCAGTATTGTTTTTTGCCTTACCATTAAGGATTTTATCTACCATACCCCCAACTATCTCATCTCCACCATTTACTAAAGTTTCTGGTGAAATATTGTATTGCATTATTAAGTGAGGATATAGTGAATTAAGGTCAAACGACATTACCCATTTATGCATCCCAACTTGAGGGTCTTTAACATAGGCACCTTCATATTTTTCAGTTTTCTTGCTTTCTCCTTTTGGTGGAATAACAATTTTATTTTTCCGTAAATGATTATATATCATTATATCCCAATAGCGAACTGAGCCCAGAACATCTGTAAAGTTAACTTTACCAGCATATGCCATCGTAAGACACAATTCAATCAAACGCATCTTGTCTTCAAGCTTATCCACAAGTTCAACGTCTTGGATATTATATTCAATAAAGGATTGATAATCTTTTTGATACCACTCCTTGAAAGTATCATATGGATTACCATCTTTACTCTCACCAAGCTCTACAGATGCAATATGATCCAAGGTGTATCGTTCTTGATTTGTATAGGTAAACTTACGATATAGATCAACGTAATCTAATGCAGCAATGCCATAGATGTTATAGATTTGATGGTTACGTCCCATCTGAAATACTTCACGTTTATGTACTCTACCCCAAGGAGATAGTTTATTTACCATATCATCACCCAGAACTTTTGCAATTCTGTTGCATAGATATGGAATATCAAAAAACTCTGTATACCATCCTGTTATAACATCCGGCTGGATTGAACTCCATGCATCTATGAATTTGAAGAGTAAATCTTCCTCACTATTACACAAGCGATAGTCCACATCGTCACGGTCATTTTGGAACTCATGAAGACCCCAAACAATAATCTTCTTGTTCTGGTGGTTCTTTAGAGTGATTGACAACATAGGTTCAGCCGCATCCTTTGGATTTGGAAAACCGTTCTCACATTCAACTTCGATATCAATAGTTACAATGCAAATTTGGTCTTTATCCCAAGGAACATCATCACGGAAATTATCACCAATCCAACAATAATTATACTGAGTATTACCAAACACAATTCCTTGGCTCTTGTGCAGATCATACCAATCCTTTGCCTCTGTGATAGAGTCAAATTTATTTGGTTTAACGTGCTTACCGTCTAATGTTTTATATCCTGTTGGTTGTGAAACTAAATCAAAAAGAGTTGGTGAATACCGTACCTTCTTATTGACACGTTGGCCATTCTCAACTCCTCTAACGAGAAGTTGATTGCCCCATTGAATTACATTTGTGTAAAAGTCCATTATCAGAGTATACTACATCCGTAGTTATTTGTCAAGGGTATATTTGGTGGTAACGATATATTTTCTTTGAGGGTTGACGATGACATTGAGTAGACGCAATGTGCTAAGATTGAGTAATATGCGTGTTCTTTTTTTCCTATCATCTATCGTAAACTCTACATCTTTATAAACTGTTCCAGCAAATTCTATATCAAGGTTAACAGTGTATCGTTCTTCAGAATAATCACGAAGCCCACCAAGATTAACTTTCTTAACCCTTACTAGAGGTTTCTTTACTCGTTTACCTAAACAAGTCCAGTGAACCATCTTACCCTTTAACTCTATATCGTCACCATGAATAACTGGTAATGAAGAGTTTCCAGTATCAAATTTAGAAATAATAGGCCCATACGGTTCTACATTTAAAACTTCTAAAAATCCACATTCTGTTGGAACGGTATATCTTAAATCTGGGTTATCAAAATATTTTATAACTTCCTTAACGATATTCTTCTTATTAGCTTCTTCAATACCTTCAGTTCCCGGCGAACTATTTACTTCTAGAATATATGGTGGGTCTTTCTTTGTATTTTCTGAGGGGATAAAATCAACAGCAGTAAACAAACCGCCGATTGCTTTGGCAGCCAGAAGACATTGTTCAATCTCAAGTTCAGATAGGTTATAAGTTTTAACTTTAGCACCCTGAGAATAATTACTTCTAAAGTCGCCTTCTAAAACATCTCTTTGCATTGTGGCAATAATCTTACCACCTAAGACTAATACACGAACATCAAATTTAGTTTTCTTATATTCTTGAATAAGAAGATCAGACTGACTATCCTGCTTGAATAACAATTGTACCAGAGAATTTAATCCTCTTTCTGATTCTATGAATAGAACACCAACACCTTTAGACCCTCTTAGAGTTTTCATAATGATGGGGAATTTAGTATCTAGATTTTTAAATGCCATTTCAATTCCATCTTCATTTGGAATCAAAACAGTTTTGGGTTGTGTTAAGCCAAAGTCCTGTAGTCGTAGATATGTGCGATATTTGTCACTAGCAAGCTCCATACAATCTCTACTATTAACCACACAATAACCAGCCTTTTCTAATTGTGATATTAAGTCAAGCCAACTATCTCTTTCTGGTGTTCCTCTAACAAAAACAACAGTGTCATTAACGTGGATTTCAAAACCTTTATCATCATCAGATTTATGTACTGTCCGAACACCATTTTCAAATTTTGTATAAGTACCATCCATACCAGCAACGTAAATAGGATATCCAAGCTTAGTAGCTTCTTCTTGCATTCGTTTAGCGGTAATAGCCTTATCACCCTTTTCAGCTGAGATGACTAGGACACGATACTTCTCGTTTTTTTGCTCTGTGATAAAAGATTTAAAGTTTTCCATATTGTTATTTATCCCAATTACTGAAGTCTCTTAGGATATAACAAAGTCGATATCATATATTCTTTTACATTTTCAATTTTATTTTTACTAATATCCATTTTTACAATCAATCCTATAGTAGTTTTTGGCTGACTCTGATACGCCATAAAATTCCCAAGGGAATATGCAACATATGTGTCATTTTTTTTATCCCAATAAGACGGTTGTATTACATGAGGATGAGAACCTATAACTATATCAGCACCTTTTATAAAACAAAACTCCTTTAGTGAAACTTGATTTTCATTTGGTTCTATCTTATATCCATCTCCCCAATGGAAAAATACTACCACTTTATCTACTACTTTTTTTGCTCGTATTATGTCCAGACCTATTTTTTTAAAATTGATATTTTTAGGGTGGGGTTTTGTATCTGGAATATCAGATACATCACCAATAAGATTAACAATATGGGGTTTTGGTTCCATTCTATTTTCCAAACCATATGTATAATTTAATATTGCTAACTTAACACCATTTTTTTCTAGGATAAGTGGAGATATATCCTCATCATCTTTGAACGTACCAGTATGTTTTATTCCATACCTATCCAATATATCAATTGTTCTCTTAACACCATCTGCCGAACAGTCGGCAGAATGGTTATTAGCAGTGACCAAACAATTTATACCAGAGTTAGCCAAAGCATAAGCTAATTCATCTGGTGAACTGAATCTCCAAGCATCATGACCAAATTCTGGTGGTATTCCAGCATAAGGTTTACCACCAAACACTGTTTCTAAATTACCAACACAAAAATCAACAGACTTTAATTCTTCCTTTATATGTTTGAAGAAATCCATATAGTCATGTTTAGTTCCATTCCATGCCTTATCCATTTGAATTTGGTGATTCATAATGTCACCCAGAAATGTTATGGAAAAATTATTTTTTTTTGGTGCTTCGGTTACAAATGAATTAAAGTTTTCCATAATACTTATAATTCAAGCAAAGGTAGAATATCCTTTGCGAGTTGAATTCCCGCTTTATTATCTGAAGGATAATGCCAACCAGCCTTAATTCTACCTAAACCACTTTCATTTGCTGCATCAATAAGACCTTTTCTATGGCCTGGATATTTTTTTGCATAATACTCAGCTACAAGTCGAGACTGCGTACTATGACCAGCTGGATAAGATGGTGTTATACCCTTATCAGTATCTCTATCCATTGATTGATTTATTTTAATACCCAACGGTTTCTCTAACTGATACGGTCTAGCTCTCAAAAATATATTTTTAAAATGTCTAGAAACTTTACCACCGATATCAGTCAAATTATCAACCACATCCCTATCCCATGATAATTTATTTTCGTCCATGTAATGAAGAACTGAACATTCGCTGCACATATCATGAGTCTCTATGCTGGTTTCGTCTTCTTTAGTCCTTGATTCTGTTTCTCTTTTTAACACCATCATCTCAGACTTTACTTCATCCGAACTATTCATTGGTGGAGATTCAACCACAATATCTCTCCACTCCGAACTGACATTTTCTGGGTCTTTATCTGGATTGGGTTTTGATTTTATGCTATCAATATCTGTTTTTCTAGTAAATGACTTGAACTTTTCCATTAGGCTTCCCGTTTCTTACCAATATTATATTTAGTCTCTAATAACCAATCGGATTTATCTTTAAATGATATAACCTTGATTTGACTAAGAGGAGCAACTTCTCCCAACTCACCAACAATATCGATAAGACCCCAATCACTCAAAAGATTTACAATTGTATTTCTTCTTGCAATATCATTAGCAGAAAGATTAGTAGTTTTGCCATCTAAAGCAAACAATTCTTTAAAATGCACAATGAAATATCTACCTTTCTTATGCAGAATATGGCAAGATTGATATAGTTTCTTCTCTTTTCGGGAGGCTACTCCAATTCGTGATAGTGTCTCTCTAACCTTCAAAAAATCATCGGGTTCTCTCAACCCGATTTCTAGCATGCTATCTTGAGTCCAATTAACTTCTTCCATGATTTCTTCCACCTTTATTTAATTTTGTTTTTATGGCAGAAATTTGTTCATCATCTAGTATATCAAGAGCATCCTTAGCCTTTTCATTATTATACCCATAGAACTCTTTAACATACTCTAGATTCTCTAATTTCGTCGCCTTCGCCCAAGGACTAAATCTCTTTCTTGGTCTAAGACTATTTAGGAAAAAGTCAAACTGTAACTTTTTATCTATGTTTGGTAGTTGATTCATCTCATTAACAATAAATATTGTATCTTGGAATGGCATAAGACATTTATTTACAACAAAAGGCGGGTACTTCTTTTCCCAAGTTTCATCGTCAGAATCCATTAAAGATTCTTTAGTTGTGTTTATAGCATTAAGATAGTCTTTTAATTCATACATTAATCAGAAAACCCTTCACCCCTTTTCCAGTGGTGAAATCTATGACTAAATAATGCCCATAACAAATTTACTAAGCTATCGGACTTATATGTTCCGTTCTTCACTTTCAATTCATACATTGCAATTAAGCTTAAACACGATTACTGATCTTAATTGATAGCACTCTCTTGAAACAGGCATTGCTTGATGAGGAAGATGTGCATCAAATACAATTAAATTATTTCCAACATAAGGAATATATCTACCATCAACCATTGTTCCCCCTTGCCACTCTGGTTTCCAATCTAATCTAGGATAATAAATCATAGTAAAATCACCATCATCTATATGTAGATGTGGCTCAATACCATGCGTATGAGCGTTCATGTATATACGTTTATAAGTTTCAATATTATATCGTTCTTTAAAATTATACTTATTGAAAGCAGTATCCCAAATAGGAAGCACCCATTCAAAGTTATTTTCTATAACTTCATTATTATCATGGCCAACTAAAGTATGCCAATGACTGTTTATTGATCCTACTTTAGATTTATAATCATAATGCCAAGCAACATTCTTCATCTCCATATTAATTAATTCTGTAATATGAGGTTCTAATATATCATCAAAAATTTCAATCATTTAAATTTTGCCCTTGCCATTATCTCTGTTAAGCAAGCGAGAGTATTGATTTCTTGATCTGCGACAAACGCTGACTTATACTGGTACTCGCCCAATATAACAACGATATGAGGGATAGTAGACCCATCCACAGAATCATACAAGTTATCGTAAAGACTGCGAAAGAGGCGTACAGGATCGTTGTCCAGATTGTTAACAACCCATTTGCGAACATTAGTAAACTCCTTTTGTTTCATATAACCCATAAGTTCATTTAGGTTATCATTTGTTATATTTACTAAGATACCAGAATCAATTTTTCCAGAAACCGAATATCTTTGTAATTCATTTATAACCCTGCGCCAATCGGGAAAATGTTTATTTACAAGAGCAGCAACTGCCTTGGGTTCAAAATCAATATTCTCATCACTTAGAATTTTTAGAGAATGTTGATAAAACTCATGAGCTAACTTTTGTTTCTCTGATTTTGGAACAGAGAAATCATAGGTTGGACATCTTGAAATTATAGCAGGGATAAGACGATTTTGATAATTACAAGTTAGAATAAAACCACAATTCGCACTAAACTCTTCTATGAACCCACGCAATGCAGGCTGGGTTGATTGAGGATTGAGGTAATCTGCCTCATCCAGAATCAAATATTTACGACCACCATGAAGAGATACAGTGGAAGCAAAATTCTTTATCTTAGTTCTGAGAGTATCAATACCTGACTCCTCAGAACCATTAACCATCATATAGGTTAGACCCAACTCATCAAGCAGTGCTTTTGCAGCTGTGGTCTTTCCTACACCTGGCCCTCCAGAAAATGTGACGTTGGGAAGTTCTCCCGCCAACACAAATTCAAGAAGGGTTTTCTTTAACTCTTTAGGAAGTACACAAGATTCGACTTTCGTTGGGCGGTATTTCTCCACCCATAAAAACTCTTCCATAATATAAATTCCCCCTATTTACCATAATATGATTCTGGTTCAAGGGCAATAAAATATTCAATATCAACATTAGAATTTTTAAAGTTACTAATTTTATTTGCAGATACGGAAACATCATAAGTTCCCGGCATCAGTTTTAGATTTTCAACTTTGAACCAAAACTTATGATCAACAGACATAGTTGTTTCATGATCCATTTTGTTATAGTCTACTCCCATAGCAAAGTGGTTGGCTGTGTCGTTCTTCTTGTCAGTGACTCGAAGACTTCCATTTTCCAATACCATATCCGGCACACCAAGAACTGCTGCAGCCTTTGTAATATCAGATAACTCTTTATCAGAAAGTTTAAAGTTTACTTCACAATCAGGCATTGTAATTTCTTTTGTAACAGTCGTTATGACTGAGGGGTCACTATAGAAATATTTTAAAGACTTTCTAGAGCCTTCGTTACCCATCATCACAAACTTGTCTTGAAAATCTAATTCTGGATTATCAAACAGCGATAGTGCTGCAAGAAAATCGTTCAAGTCATAAATCCCTACAGGAGTGGTGAATGATTCACTAACCTCTGCCGTTGCAACAATATTCTTCATAGCAGACATCGTTTGTAGAATACTGCCTTTTTTAATCATAAGGTTCTGATTGATTGTTGAAAAGTTTTTCAACACAGATACCGTATTATCACTTAATTTCATTATATCATATCCCTTAAATTTATACCATTAGGCACTGGTAATCCTTGTATATCTTCTCTCACTATTTCCCATAATTGCTCATGTCCAATAGCACAAGGTTCTGCAAATGCTTCATACCTATTTGTTAAATTATCAATTAAATCAAATAACTCTTCAATTTTTTCTTCAAGTTCTTCAATTCGTTCTTCATTTTTACTCATTCACTTTTCTCCATTATATCGTGATTGTATAAAGCTATAATACCATAGTGGATGACTTTTAGCAAGTCACTTTTATTATAACCATTCTTTTTTCCATATCGTTGTGCGTATTTCATGATGTTACCGATACAGAAACCTTCACCATGTCCACCGTCAATGATGAACTCTGTAGCTTGAAATTTATTCTTGCTATAGTGTCCATCATAGGTGGAGTTGATGTATTCTTTCAATTCAGAAAGAATTTCTCCTTCGTTATATTTGTAATCAGGAATCTTTTGCTTTCTGTTCATCATATAATTTTGCCTCACGATCTGACATATATTTGCGCTTCTCCTCTTCACTGTCAATAACATTCCAGTTCATAGCGATAGAGCGCCTCTCGCCTTCACCAAAGAATGGCAACACTTGATGTTTCAACCATTGTGGGAAAATCAACATCGTTCCCTCTATGGGTTTAACGTAGTCCTCTGTTTGCGGCCGAAGCTGCATAAGGTCACGCATAGAATTGACTCCCCAACACAGATGAGTCCATCCATCAACACCACCAGAGGCATTGTTGATTGTAGGAACATCAGGCGTATCCTTAATGCATTGTGGAACTGTCAACC